TTAAAAATTGAATTCGATAGTGATTTCCTCACTAGTAAGAAGTATCTTACTGATGCAGGACTTCACTATCTTTTTTTGTTGTTCATAATTCATTTCTCGTATGTTTCCAGTGTTTAGCATATCGAGTATTCGTTTACGCTTTTGCTCATTTATTTTATCTCCGTTGTTTTCTTGTAATTGATTTTCTAAAAGTTTTTTTGTATCAACAAGATTTTTAACATTTCGTTGTAACTCAACCTCATCGATATAATCATTTCTAAATAAATAGTTTTCTTTATCTATTTTTTTATTAATTGTTTCTATTTCTGTTAAAAGCATAGTAGGGTCAAATTCGCTTGTTTGGCCTATTGATAAAGCTTCTTTTAGTTCGCTCTCGTCATTAGGTAAATCAGCAAGATAATCGATAACATATCGCTCTAAATCTAATCTACGATAAAATCCAGACTTACATTTAATTTCGCCAGGCTCCATGAGCTTTCTATAATCGCTTCTACGGTCGCAAACATATCTTACAGGCTTTGAGCCATCTATCCGCTTATTTCCCGTCACAGTCCTTATGTGACCACCACAATAGCCGCATTTCATCAAACCAGAAAGCATATACTTGGCTTGAAAAGGTCGTGGATTATTTGTTCGTTGAGATTCTCTTATTTGACGTTTATTGATTTCATCCTGCACTATCCAAAAAGTATTGTCATCAATGATTTTTTCATGCTCTTGCTCATAAATTTCTCCTTTGAACTTGCCTTTTGCAATATAGACAGTATTTGTCAAAGCGTTCTTTACTGAACTATGAGACCATCTGACGTTTTTACCGATATGTCCTTTATCATTTAAATCATGGCATATTTTAGTTATACTATCCCCTGAAATATATTTTGAGTAGATATATTTAATGATTTTCGCTTCATGAGGAACAACTTCTAAAATATCCAATTCTTTGTTTCTTATATAACCAAATGGAGGTAATTGATAAGACATTGTCTTTCCAGCTTTAGCTCTTCCAAGCCTTCCTAGTACCATACGCTCTGTAATCGTTTTTCGCTCCATTTCAGCCACTGCAGCAAGAAGAGTGAAGAAGAACTCCCCCATTGCATCGGAAGTGTCTATCTTCTCATTTAAGGACACGAACTCAATATTATTTTTTTTGAAAACCTCTTTAATTAAATATAAGTTATCGCTGGTGCTCCGAGACAACCTATCTAATTTATAGACTAAAATAGTATTGAACCTGTGATTGGCAGCGTCTTTTAACAATTGCTTCATTGCTGGGCGCTCTATATTGCTTCCTGAAAATCCAGCGTCTGTGTATGTTTCGATTACTTCCCAACCCATAATGTCGCAATATTTATTCAGTTTATCTTGTTGTTCGCCTATAGAGTAACCATCCTCTGCTTGGTTAAGCGTGCTAACTCGGCAATATATTGCTACTTTTTTCATTGTTTTTATTCCTCGTTTTTGATAAAATGGTATAGTAAAAAGCTTGTTAAAAGCCTTTATACTATTTTATAGTTTAAAACCGCCCCTCGTCGCCAAACTTGGGCGGTTTTTTATTTTATTTAAGCAACTTTGCTTTTTGAATTTCAAATTCTTCTTGAGAAATAGCACCTGAATCAAGTAATTCTTTAAATTTCTTTAATTCATCAGCTATACTGGTAGTTGATGAATTAATTTGCATTGATTTTGAATAAATCTTTGAATTAGTATTGACCTGATTAATGAACTTCATGGCTTTATCAATATCTTTTTTATCTCTTTTAACTTCAGCAGTCCAGACAAAATCAGGTCCTTCAATTGTTAGATATTTCTCTCCTCCTTTTTTCTTCTTTGCAGCAAAAGCAAAGACACCGAGCGCAACAAGCCTTGTCATTGTCACTCGTGCTTGAAGTTCTGAACCAGATTCTAGTCTTGCAGTAACATCGTTAAGCGGCTTTTTTTCAAATCCTTTGCTAATAGAATCCTTACTCAATTTAAAACCAAAATTAGAAATTGAAGAAGGAATTAGTGATGCACCAGCGTTTTTTAGTACATCGGTTTGTGTTCTATTTTTTATTTCTTCCATTTTTTGATAGTCTTTTTTTGCATCAAAATATTCATTGAAAGATTTTGCTTTTAATAGTTCTTTAAATCCCATAATTTCTCCTTGCCAGTTTTGTGATGGCGCACGTTATTTACTTACCTTTTTAACGAGGTTCAAGACATTGCTCGTAGTTTTACTTATTTAATTAGTTCCCAATAATAGCTGGAATTCTTTTTCTGCCATATTAAAGAAATTATGACTTAGATGATAATGATCCAAAAATTGGTAAACATTAATAGCTTCAATTACATCAAAATAACTAATGTAATCTACGATATAATCATGCATTTCTTGCTTATTTATACTAACTTTTATTTCATCTTCAAATATTTCAGTGATAGCTTCATGCAGCTCTAAATATTCATTTTTGATGATTGACTCAGCCAATTCAAAAGGTGCATCTGTTGTATTCACAAACACATTGAAATATTCGTAGTTTCCCCCGTTAGCTTCAAATATTTCCCAAAGAAGAAGAATAGCTTCGTGGTTTGCTCTGGCTTCTTGAGGGTTAATTGCATCAAAATACTTTCCGCGATGGCTATCTTTATTAATAATATGAATCAGTTCATGAGCAATTTCAAAAGGAGTTACTTCAATAGAACTGTAAATCATTATTTTATCATCTGTATTAACGATTGCAGGTATAGGGAACATTTCATCAGCAAATACAGAAAATCCAAACTTTTCAACTTCTTTAAGGAGATATTCTAAAAGCTCCTGTCTGCCCATAGAGCCCTCCTTATTTGTCTTCTAAACGTTTGCCTAATAATCGTTTCATAGCTTCTTTAACATCATCAGTTAATGGTCTGCCGTCAAATGAAACCCACTTATCCCAATCAACTTTGCTATCATCTACTAAATCGGCAAGGTCAATACCTTGTTTTTGTTGTTCAGTTTTAATAGAAACAATTTTAGATTTCTGCTCTTCTTGTTCTTTTAATTGAACATTTGCAGTCTCTAAAACTATTTTTTGTCTTGGCTCTTCAAGCTGTGAACTGATTTTATTTATTTCGGATAGAGTAGAAGAAACATTTATCCTTGTTGAATCGGTTTGAGGGAAGAAGTCGTCAATTGCAACATCAAATACTTCTGAAAGTTTTATCAGTTGAGGTTTCTTAGGAGAACGAATACCTACTTCATAATTAGATATAGTAGTTTTTCCGACTCCTATTTTTTTTGCCAGTTCTTCTTGACTCAAGCCAAAAGATTTTCGGTAGTCTTTAATTTTAGAACCTACATATTTATTGATTTGTTCAATTTCCATAAACACATTATATAAGAAAAAACCACGTTTTGCAAACTTTTTTTGTCAAATGACGTTTTTTTCTTGACAAACCACGAAAAGTGGACTATAATTAATTCATAAAGTCAAACAAGCGAACAAACAAAACAGTTGCGAAGCTTCTGTGAATGTAGTTACACGTTGTATTCAACTCAGCGTAAGTAGCAAGTTTGGCAAATAAAAAGCCCTGGCAGGCAAATGGAGGTTCTAATGGAACAAGTAGTTACGCATTACGGAGAAACTATTCAGCAGCACAGTGTTGAGTGGTACAAAAAACAACTGTTAAAAGATTTTTCTGTTCAATTTATCAAAGACTCTTTATTACCTCAGTTATTTGAATGGTCAAATGCTTATAAAGCAGCAGTTGAACTGACAAAACAAAAAAGCCCCCAGAGGGGCGGAAAGGAATCTGTATGGCGAAAATAAAATCTTATATTCCAAAGTATTCAAGAGAACGGCAAAAGAAAAGAAGAAACAATGACGTGATTAGAGTTACAACAAGTCCTTTTCTGACAGAAGTACATTCAATCGCTGATGCAACGGTTAACATAGTAAGGAATGAAATAAAAAAAGCCAACTACCAGATTGGTAAGTGACTTTTTTAAAATTAAAACAAGTTGTTTATAGCTGATTTTTTACCAATTTCTTCATCAATTGTACTAATTGAGGCCTTGATAAATTTAGGTAATATCTCTGATAGGGCATTAGCTAAGTTCTCTGAATCCTCAACATGATGTTTGTCAAGAATAACTTTAATATCATTTTCATTCATTATAAAATTCATCTCCTTTCCATAGTACTAAGCAAATACCGCAAATATCTGCTCATAGCTATTATACCAAGGAGAACACAAAAATACACACATAGAAAGGAGAATGGAATGCCAAAAGAAAAGAAGCAAAAGTTAGTAATCTCGGCAACTGTTAAAACAACAGAAGAAGCAAAAAAAACTCCTAGATGACCTAGAAGTTTTGAAAAAAGAGTATAAACTTAACATTTCTTTAAGTATTGGAACATTGACTATCTATTCAGAAAACATGAAATTTTAATCCTTAGTATCTGAGCTGTTTAGCCAAATATGATATTGCTCTATCATATCAAACATGATTTGAGGTATTGCAGAAACTACAGATTGAATATCATTTCCCTTCAAGCGCTTTTCTGATATTTCAGTCATGATTTCAGGATGGCTATTCAACTTATTTCTGAAATCTTCAAAATTTTATTCACAAAACATCCTCCTTTCCATAATATTAAGCAAATATCTGAGAAATATTTACTCAATCATTATAGCACTTGGAGGATTCAAATACACACACAGAAAGGAGCCAGTATGGCAGTAGAAAAAGAATTAATTGCTCTGCGAGCAGACGAAAAAATATCTCGAAAAGAAATGGCAGAACTTATTGGGACAACACCAGAAACTTATCGAAAAAAAGAACTCGGAGAAAGTGATTGGTGGGGGGCAGAAATGTTCTTGATTGCTTCCAAGTTCAATAAACGAATTGATGATATTTTTTTAGACAAAAAGTCCACGAAAAGTGGCTTTGAAAAAGCTAGTTAGAAAACTGAAATAAGAAAGGATTCAAAAATGAATCAATTAATTACAATCACACAAAACGAAAACAACGACCAAGTAGTAAGCGGTCGTGAACTCCACAAATTTTTAGAAGTAGCAACACCTTATACGCAATGGTTCGAAAGAATGGTTGACTATGGGTTTGCTGAAAACATTGATTTTATAGGTTTATCACAAAAAAGTGAAAAACCTCAGGGAGGACGTCCTATCCAAGATCACGCTCTTAAACTTGACATGGCAAAAGAAATTTCAATGATTCAGCGTAACGAAAAAGGGAAACAAGCCCGTCAATATTTCATTGAAGTTGAAAAAGAGCATAAGCAACAGCTTTTACCGCAAACTCCTGAACAACAAATCGCATTACTCGCTCAAGGTAACGTGAACTTGAACAAAAAAGTCGAACAAATTGAAAATTCAGTTCTTGATTTAACCGACCGATTCGGACTTCCTTCAAATAAAGCTAAAGTTTTGCAAAAGAAAGTAGCAAGCAAAGTTTATATGTTTACTGGCGGTAAATATTCAAATGCTCATAAGAAATTAGGAGCTAAGGTATTCAGAGAGTTTTATAAAGATTTGAACAATCGCTTCGATGTTGTTAAATATAGCGATATTCCATTAAGTCGTTATGATGAAGCAACAGAATATCTTGATATGTGGCAACCATCTTTCAATACAACGCTTGAAATTCGTGGATTGAACTCACAAACCAGCTTTGACTTTGAAGCTTAGAAAGGAAAGCACATGACAAAAAGACCTAAAATCTATGGGAAATGGAAAGATGGAACTGTCGTTGAATATGCTGACATTAAGAAAAGTGGTAAAGGTTTTAACGGATATAATCCGCTTTACATGATTTTGGCAGATATAAACCGGGAAGAGGGTAGAGTATGACCTACACATACATAGTCAACCCAGAAAAATTAAATGCGGTGCTCCGCTAGAAAAGAGAAATTTATGGAAATGGAAAAAGAAGTTATTACAGTAAATGTAAATATTGAAAATATCGATAAATTAAAAGACCTGTCCACAAAGCTTGCTGGCCAATGCGAACAGGTCTCTAAAACAATAAATGAAATCAACGATTTAGAATTAGAGATTACCGTTTAATTTGAAATCAATTTCACTACCACAGTTTGGACATGTATTTTTGCCAACTACAGCAGAAACATTTGTTGAACATTTAGGACAAGAAACATTAAATGTTTTCTTCTTAAGCTGATTAGTCGCTTCTTTTCTAATTTTCTTTTCCAATTCAGCAGGATTAAAATTAAATTTTATGTTCATAATTACTCCTTTCAATAATATTTTGAATAAAAACAGCTAGCCGCGGTATTTCATTCTACTACATTATATCAAAATACATTTTGCTACACAAATCAATGGTACAAGATATTGTGTCAAAAAGTATTTACATTTTAAAGGAGACACAAGATGTTGTGGTTAATTATTGAAGAAAAACTTAAAGAAAAAAACATGTCAATATACAGACTTTCCAAATTATCAGGAATCAGTACGCAATCCTTATCTGCTATCAAACTTGGTCAATCTAAGAAACCTAGCTTTGAGATAGTCGTTAAGATATCTGAAGTACTTGATATTGACTTAAATCAATTTAAAAAGAAAGGCAAATAATGCACACACAAATTATGAATGGACGAGAAGTCCTAACAGTTCCAACAGTCATTGGATATAAACATTATGACTTAGAAAAAAGAGAAGTAGTTGGAGAAGTTATCGAATCTACTTATCGAAGAAAAGACGGAACAATGTACATTATCCGCAGATCACGAACAGAACGAGAAAAAGCTGCTATGCTCAATTCGTGCTTGTCTGACTGGGGATATTAGTATGAGCAAACAACAAAAAAGCCCGCACTGGCATGCGGACTAAGACGTGATGTGTCTACAAAATTTTATACCTAGATTATATCACGTTTCAACAAAAATAAGAAACGGAGAACATTAAATGACGGAAGAAAAACCAAGATTTAGTTTTTCTGATATTAGAACTTTTCAGGAATGCCCTTTTAGATTAAGGGAAAGAAAAGCAAAAAGGTACGCTGAATCTCCTACAGAAGCTATGCTAGTTGGCTCTTATGCTCATGCAATGCTTGAGGGAGATAAAAGCACCGATGATTTTATCCAAGAGCATTCTGTGGATATGATGGGCAATATTGGTAAGAAAAACCAAGGCATTAAAAAAGTTTTTAAAGATATTGTGATGGCGGTTAATGAAGTCAAAAAGACTGAAACTTATCAGTCTTTCGATACTTTACATACTCATAAAGAACTTTATATCAGAGCAGATTATGATGATTTTGTGATTAGTGGAAGAATTGATGTCTTAAGGTTTGACCACGAAAACAAAACGATTGAAATCATCGACTGGAAAACTGCCGCGAGCTTTGAAGATATATTTGATAAAAATATCAGAGCTTATTTGGAATGGTACAGCCATTATAGAGAGCAATTAGCTTTATATGCGTGGTTAGTTGCTCAAGAATTCTCTGATTATACAAAACTAGATTATAAAGTGGTAGGGAAAATTGTAGGTTTTACCAAGAAACTTCCAGTAAACATTAAGACAATTACAATGGATTTTGGAAAACTTGCTGATATTTCAGATAAAATTCTTGTTCAAACTGTGTTATCTGAGTTAGATAATATCGCTCATAATATTGAGCATGAGGGAATGGATGGATACTTTTGTCATAATTGCGACTGCTGTATCCAAAACAAAAAATACGAAGAATTAGAGGTAGAAGTATGGTAATGCAAATTAAACCTGCAGGGACTAGAAGCCCTAAACTGACACGAGTCCTTATTTCAGGAGGCGGGCTTTCAGGAAAAACGACACTAGCGGCTAAGTTTGCCAGTAGTAATGATAGAGCCTTATTTATCAGTACTGACGGGAATGCATACAAACAAGGGTATCAAGCGATAGATTTTGAGTTTCCACAAAAGGCCGAACAAATCATCACAAACTTTACTCAAGCATTAAATATGGCAGAACAAAATGCTGAAAGCTGGGATGTCCTTGTAATTGATTTGATTGAAGACTTTGACGAACGGGCCCAAACCTTATTGCGTGGCGAACTAAATAATTTTAAATCGACAATGAAAGCATGGGGTAAAATCAACAGTTTGTATAAGGATATGCAAAGTTTAATGATGAGCAAGTTCCATGACAAGACAATTGTTTTGCTTAGTCGAGATGTTGAAGAAATTGACCAAAAATCAGGCGAAGTCATTGGATATAAGCCTGCTTTAAGAAAATCTCTCAAAAATATCATTCTAAAAGACCAAGATGTTGAAATCAGAGCTTATTTCGATAGAAGCGGTAATCGTCAATTTGATATTTCTAATTTAAGGTATGAAGAAATGAAAGGGATGCTTCAACAAATTATTGCTAAACCGTTTGAGATTCCTCAACCTGCCATTGACCCAAAAGAGCAACAAGAATCAAAGGAAAAAGCTAATAAATTAAAAGCACAATATGATAAAGCTTTTGCGGCTGCAGCATCTCATAATGCAAGTGATAAAGATATTGAGTATTGGAAAAATATGGAACCGTCAGAAGCGATTATGTCTATTGCCGATTGGATTCGAATTAAAGAATCTGCTCAGTCAGTCGTTGATGAAGAAGAACTAATTGTGGATGAATTATTTCCAGTAGGTCAAAACTAAACCTATGAGCAAACTGCAGTCCTCACTAATCCTGAGCAGTAGAATTAGAAATAATTCAACTTTAGCAAAGCCACCTTGGGCGGTGGTTTCGTATTTAGTCAAGGCTGGAGGGTGGCGGAACGAGCCGTAAAGTCAATGAGTATTTAGTGTTTACACATAACCACTCATCGCCAGCTTTTAATTTGAAAAATAAAACTTGAAATAAATATAGAAGAAAGGAGAAAGTTTGGAACAAAGTACAAAATTCTTCAATCAAATACCAGTGCCAATTGTGGAAGCTGATGATTTAAATGATTTTGAAAAACTTCTTTTTAGTGAAATATACACGATGGCTAATTCTTTTGGAAGTGTCTTTCCGTCAAATGGATATCTTGCTAAAAGGTATGGCAAAACAACTTGGACCGTTTCAACGACTTTGAAAAAGTTACAAGAAAAAGGCTATATAAAAATGGAATATGAATTCGAAGGTAAAGAAGTCAAAAAAAGATATATTCACCCCTATTTAGATTTATCTAATGGGGGTATTGTGAAAAATCTAAATACCCCTAGTGAAAAATCCAAAGGGGGTATTGTGAAAAATCTAAAAGATAATATATCAACTAATAAATCAATTAATAAATCAACTAATAATATATCGGACAAGTCCGATAAAGAGTCTGATTTAGAAACTAGATTTAATAATATTTGGAAAATATATCCTAACAAAAAAGGAAAACCGAAAGCTCTATTAGCTTATAAAAGAGCTGTAAAAGCTGGAACGACAGACGAAGAGATTAAAACTGGTCTTGAAAACTATTTGGAAGAAATAAGAGTTAATAATACCCAACAAAACTATATAAAACATGGTAGCACATGGTTTAACGGTAAGGGTTGGGAAGATGACTACGATTTAATTCCTATTAAAAATCAAACGTACAACAATAATAAAGTTGTCAAATCTGCTCCTAACTGGTCTAATCAAAGATTTGAAAAAGACGAAGAAACACTGACAGCGGAAGAATTCGAGGAATATTTGAATGGCTTGGACTCTTAAAAAACGTGCCCTTGATGATGGGCTATCAGAATATTACCGTAGCTTTATTCCTGGGATTACCCATAAACAATACTGCAGATATGTTGAAAAAGCTTATGAAGAGGAAATAGTATTAAGTCCTATCACTTTTATCGCAATAGTTAAAGGTATTGACAATGAAAAAGCAACCGAAATATTTTTTGAAAAAAATAAAGAACTGACAGATTCAGGAATAATTCCTGCAATTGCTAGATTTGGAGAAGCGAGTGAAGTTTGAATTTGAATTGGATAAAATGCCAACTACTCAGCAGCAAAAAGGCATTAAAAAAGGGAATGGTATACTTCAATTCTATGACCGTAGAGGAACAAACAACTACAGCCTTAAAGCTCAACTCATGAAAAATAAACCGAAAAAGTGCTTTGAAAAAAACGTTCCTTTGAAGCTATCCGTTACTTTCTTCTACGCTATCAAGCAAAAAAAGCGTTGGTGGCAATGGAAAACAAGCAGACCCGACTTAGACAATCTTATGAAGAATTTACAAGATTATATGACTAAGTTGCGTTATTACAGTGACGACAGCCAGATTGTATGGCTTGAAGCTAAAAAGGTTAATGACGAGAAAAACAGAATAGAAATTGAAATTACAGAGGTATAAACCATGATTAACATGATTAAAACAAATTTTATCACTTTGAAAAAGCTGTATGGATTGGCAAGAAATAACAATTTCAACGCTAACCACAAAGACTTGTCTGTGAAAATCAGTGGTCGAACTAAGCACAATCACGAACTTTCTCAGCTTTACTTGGATATTTGCAATAAATACAACCATTCAAAGCAAATGAAATGGAAAGATTCATACAAAATACTTGAAGAATTAACCAAAGATAAACAAATAGAACTGTAATAGCTCTAATTCATGAAAATTACGGTTACATTGAGCGCTTGGACTGTTTCATGGATAATTTATCACGAGCTAGACAAAAGCGCTTAGAAGCTAAAATATGAGGTAGTAATATGTTCAGCAAAAATGTAATAAGGCGTGGAGATAAAATATGCTTCCGCGACACAAAATTCTTAAAAGTTATCGAAGTTACTGACAAATACATAACGGTTGAAAAAGACCAGTTCACTAAAAAATCAGTTAAGCGTGATGATTTTAGAATTGTAAAAATAAATGGAAGATACCATGCATGTGAACTCTTTGACAGAGTTGTGAAGTGAGGGATGAGATGAAACTAAGCGAATTTGAATCAGTCGGAGAAGTTGCTTTGGTTAAAGAACCAGCTTGGAGCACAGTACAGGCAAACCTCAACCAGTTTTGTGACTTAAAAGACGGAGATTTATTATACACAAAGAAAGTTGCTCAAGAGTACGCTAAAGAATGTGTTAGAGAAGCTTACAAAGAGATTGTCAAAAATAGTTACGTATCAGATGACAGAGTTGAGCAAGCTGGATTAAACGAAATTATCAATAAAGTTTTCGAGGAGGACACGAAAAATGACTAAGTTTGAAACAGGGAACGAATTAATATCTTTTGTTAAGGAAAAAGAGTTGAAACGTGGTTTCTATCAAAAAGGGAAAATAATCCAATGGTTAGTTGGGTTTGATATGTTAGGATTTATGCAAGTTACAACTCCAGCACAGGTCAGAAAGTCACGGAGCGGTTTTAATTGCAGTGTGACTAATTGGAATGTTTTGCTAGAAGAAAATTCTCCAAAACTTGATTGGTTTCTGTCAGCAAAATATATTGGAACAGAATTGGAGATTAAAAATGACTAAGTTTGAAGAAGAAGTAAAAAGACCAGATAATGGCCCAATCACTGAACTAAACAATTCTATGCAATCTGTATTAAGTCAGTACCGTAAAATGCGTGAGTATGCTGATTATCTTGAATATGAGTTGAAACAGAAAGATGAACATATTCTAAAACTCGAAAACGAGAACTCATTCATGCTAGATGAGCGTACTACATTCGATTCAAACGGTATGGCAGTTGAACCTAAATTCCAACAGCAAGCCCTGCCAGTCGTGCCTGAGTTTATTGCTGAATGGATAGAAATATTAAAAACTAAAGGCCTTAAACCACTAAAAAATCCAGAAACATACGGAGAAACTGGCTTTACAGAAGAAAAACTACAAAATATTGTATTTTGGATTTCTGAATACCAAGAAGATTATATGCGTGCATGGCTAGACGGCTACACGGTCGAAAAACCGCAGCTGTTCTATATTGACTTACCAAAAGTTTTTGGATTAAGCGATTCAACTAGCGATTCAACCTTCGTATCAAAAGCGGAAAGTGGAATAATCTCAGAATTTACAAAAGGAAAAGATTATGCATTAAAATTAACAGAACAAGAAATCAAGTCAATTGATGAGCGTTACTGGCAGTTTGCTGTGCCTGTGGAGGATGGAGAATGACAAGAGGATTTAAAAAACTAGACGGAAATGCGACTATTCCAGAACGAGCGACAAAACATAGCGCAGGATATGACATTTCAGCAAGTGAAACAGTTACGATTCAACCTGATGAAATTAAAATGGTAAGCACTGGGCTAGCTGTTCAACTTGGAGATGATGAAGTATTGAAATTATACGACCGTTCAAGTAATCCAGTTAAGCGTGGCATTGCATTGATTAATTCAGTAGGAATTATCGATTCAGATTACTATCCGCAAGAATTTAAAGGCTTATTTATGAACATCTCAAAAGAGCCTGTAACCATTTATAAAGGTCAAAGAATAATGCAAGGGGTATTTGTCAAATACCTTACAACAGACGATGACAACGCAAATGGAAAGCGTACAGGCGGTTTTGGTAGCACTGGGGAGGTGTAAGAATGACACAAGAAACAGAAAAAGAGCGCATTTATCGTGAAGCACTAGATGAAATAAATAATTTAGCAATTGATGTGGCCATGGATTTTGAAGAAACTGGAATTGGTTCAGTTGATTGCGGAAAAATAATGGATATTGTAAACAAGGCATTTTTTGCAGAAGCAAATCAACAACCTTTCAGCACTGACAAACTTTCGGTTGAAAAACTCCAAGAAATTCGAGTAGAAGAGCTTAAAGATTTTAATTCGAAGATTTTACAAGCAGAACTTGAAAATCAGAAACTACAAAAAGAGATTGATGCTGCTAAAAAATATATTGAAGAATCTTATAAAGCAGATAAAGAAGACAATAAATTACTTGATCTAATTATTGAAGCTGTTGCAAAACTAAAATCAGATAACAAAACTTTGAAAAAGTATATCGAGCATGTTATTGGAACGATTAAACATGATGGGCATTTAGGAATTATTCAAACAGACTGGATTTTGCCTGATTTAGAAAAAGCACTCGCAGCGATTGGAGGGGATGATGACTGATAAAAGACAAGGTTGGTTAGCTGAACTTAAAGCAGGGGATTTAGTAATTATTGAATATCCTAGAAGAGATTCAACAGTAAAAAAGGTAGATAAGATAACTCCAACGGGAAGAATTAATATTGAATCTTTTGTATTTAATCAAAATGGATTAGCTATGGGGTGGGATTATGCCGCACCACGTTTGGCACAATACAGTACCGAGGCACATCAAAAAATCAAAGATTATAGAAAAAGAAATGCTTTGGCACTGGAACTAAGGAGTAAAAATTTCAAAAGTTTGCCATTAGAAAAATTGGTTAAAATCAAGGAAATTATTGAAGGGAGCGGCGATGAGTGAAGAAATTCAAGGTTGGAGAGATATTATCCAACAAAACGGGAAAAGAAGACAACACCAGCTCACGATTCCGAAAAGAATTGCGGATGATTTGGATAAAATCCCAAATGAAGCTAAAAGATATGTTCAAGAAAATGATTTTGATGATTACTCTATTCTTGATGATTTTGTAGAATTACGAGAATTTTATGAAGCTGATGAAGATGAAGCTTTTCCCGGATTTACAGGATTAAAAGAATTTGTCAAGGATAATTTAAATCTATGTGCTTTATACCTCGTAGGCAAAGCCCTCGGAGTTGATTTAGTGAAAGTGGTGGAGGGGATAGATGACAATTACTGAACAACAATTCTATGACATGCTCAATGTTGATGAACACATGAATTTTACAAATAGAATCCAAGAGCTTGTTTTTGATAAAAAAGGACGTGAAGAATTTTATTCTAAAATCTTAAATATCCACCATGACATGAGTGTTGATTTTTTCAGAGATTATTTTATGACTCACTCGGCTGTTTCCTCAAAAGGGCAGCATTATACACCAGATGCACTTGGTAAGCTCACAGCGTTGCTTGTAGGTGGTTCTGGAGGTGCTGATTTAACTGGAGCAGGAACAGGAACTCTAATTATCCAAAAATGGCAAAATGATCGAATGAATGCAGACTTTTTTAACTATTTGCCGAGTAACTATTGGTACCAGGCATTAGAATTATCAGATGAAGCTATTTCATTCTTGATTCATGCTTTTGCAATTAGAGGAATGAATGGCGTGATTATTCACGGTGATGCATTGGAAATGGCCGTGAAACAAGTTTATTTCATTCAAAACAGTGCTAATAATCCGATTGGTTTCTCAGAGATAAATGTTATCCCTCACAGCAAAGATGCAATGGAATTTTTAGGGATTAATGAATGGACGGAGCAAGCAATTGAACATATTGAAAGTAAATTTCCTGACTGGATTCCACTCACAGAAGAAAAGAAAGAACAGATGATTTTATTTGAATGACCGACAAACTAATATCGCTGGTCAATGACTGGTGGGGAGGGATTGAATGAAAAAATATTGGGTAGTTGAAGACCATTTGGGCGGAGGATTTTATCTGATGCCAGAAGATACTCCAGAAGAAGAATTAAGAGAAGTTGAAGTTTATTGTGATACATGCGGAGACAATGATTCTATTATTGGTCAGTTTTCAAACTGGAATCAACTTAAAAAAGAAATGACTGATGACGAAGGTTGGTGTCCATATTCGGATGAATATTTGCAATCAGTATTTGAGGAGGACAACCAATGAAACTTTTGTGTAAGCTGTTCGGGCATAAGTGGAGATTCAATCCGATGGATGATATTCGTCCATATTGTGCTAGATGTTGGATTGAAGAAACTTCACTCGATAAAGAGTTAGACCAACGAATTAAATCTTGGAACCGCTCAGACCTTGACGAGTCTGAGAACGTGTTCCCTGAAAAATGGCTTGATAAACATATGGATTGAGGTGGAAAGTGGATAAAAAAATAAGAGATTACTTGACAAAATTTGTTATATTCTTAGTTGTTTTCATGACTACTTCTAATATGATTAGTATGTTTTTTAAAAATGCAACAACTAGCGAATGGATTTTAACTATTGTTATTTCTTTAATCGCAGCATATCAAAATATGGATTGAGGTGGAGATGAAAAAATTTAGATTAGTAAGTAGCTCGTTTTTGTTGAGTGATGGATATCCTCACTCAAAAGTTGTTGAGGTTCAAGCTGATAATTATGCTGAATTAATCCAAAAACTTGAAAGCAACGCAGGTTGGTACACTGCTGACAATGGTGCTTTCAAAGTTGCCTATATCGAGGAGGTTATGGAATGAAAAAGCATACATATTTAGCAATATTCAAAGGATATAGTGTTAAATTCGTTGCAACGGAAAATAATTTAGCTGAGGTTATAAGTTTTGGAAAAAAATGGTTTCATGTCAAAGATAGTGAAACTGGTGAAATGATTTCTTTAAACGTGATGAATATCTTGTATTTTAGAAGAATAGATGAGTAAAAAAAGAGTGTTTTAATAAAAATAAAAAAAGCCCGAACTGACCAGGTTCGAGCGAAATTGTGAATTCTAACGTTTATATTTTTATGGTCTAACAAATTATATCATACTGAGCTAGGAACTCGCTAAACTCAACTGGAGGAGAAATGACATTAATTGATGAAATTAAATCATCTCAAAAAGAATCGCATGAAAAATGGTTTGAGAGATGGTATAAAAAAGAAAATTTAGAAAATAATATCAGAATTTCAGCCGAAAAAGGATACACAGGTTTTAGAATTCAAGTAAGCGATCAGTATGATAGTTATTTAAGGTTGAGACTAGGAAATAAAGAAACAACTTCCCTTTTAAAAGAAAAGCTCGGTGATGGTTTTAGCATAGCATTTAGAGAAATTCACGGAGAGAATTTTTTAGGAATTAAGACTTATAAATCATTCATTCAGATTTTATGGTAAACAAAAAAGCCCACGGCAATGGGCTTCGGCAACTGAATTTCTAACTTAATTATACCACAAAAGGAGAATTTGATGAATGGCAGATAAGTTAGATAGAATTATTGGAGATTACGTTAATGGCAGACTTGAAGCCAGAATAAAATCAATTGAAAGTAGATATCTTTATAAGCAAAAAGTAGATAACTTAGGTATTCGTACGGCTTATTCTGGTGGTTCGGAGCCTGAAAGTCATGTTTTAAATAAAGAAGCGCTTGAAAATGATGAGGAATTAATCAGATTAAGAGAATTGATAAGACAAATCGACATCTGGTATCTACCTTTGATTCAAGTTGAAAAGGAGGTAATAAGACTAAAATGTGAAGGATATAATGGCAGATACTGGTATCAAGTAATGCAAGAATTGGATGTTCAAGGATTTGAAGTTCCACAGAAGAAAGCTAAAGCTGCTTATTATAAATTTAGGAATGACATCTATTCTTTTGTTATTCACTTAATTTGAGAGGGACAAAATAGGAAAAAAAAGAATCGAAATTGCCTAAAAATGGTACATCAACCCTTGTTTTTACTGATATACTTGTATCATGAAGTTATCAGCGAAAGCAAACAAAATGTAATTCGTTCGGTTGGATATACTTCTAACGTTGCTGGACGATAAAACCAGCGTAGCAAGGAAAGCACCACTGGAGAGTGCGCAGGGTTCGACTCCCTGACTTGCTATTATATTTTATTACAGGTTGTCCAATGGGCAGCCTTTTATTGTTGGAAAGGAGATTAAATGCCAGTATTAGAAAATGCAAGACACGAAAAATTTGTTCAATGCCTAATTTCTGGCATGAGCCAACGAAAAGCATACAGAGAAGCATTTAAGCAATCATCAAAGTGGAAAGATTCAACTGTAGATGTAAAAGCAAGCGAACTTTTTGGTAAGGTTTTGGTAAGGTATAAAGAACTTCAAGAAGAAGCTCAAGATGCTGCGATTATGACTCGTAAAGAGCGAATGGTCACTCTATCAGAGATAGCTAAAAACGCTGAAAAAGAAGCTGACATGATTAAGGCAATTGACACTCTTAATAAAATGGATGGCGATTATACAAGCAAAGTTGAGTTATCTGGTTCAGTCAAAACCAATCCTTTTGTAGACTTATCGACAGAAGAGCTTAGAAAGTTGGCGAGTCGTGATGGATAAAATAGCGCTAGGGGCAAAAATTGAGCTGTCTAAGCGCTTTTTCTTTGATTACTGTAATCTCATCATGCCAAGCTTTTATAAACGAGATAGAGCTTATCTGGTGACAATGTGTGAAGAGTTTCAGTCATTTCTAAATGATGATGAACACGATGTTTTAGTTTTGAATCTTCCGCCACGTCACGGGAAGTCGCTCACGCTCGGTAAATTTGTAGAGTGGGTGCTTGGTAATGACCACACGAAGAAAATCATGACTGGTTCATATAACGAAACCTTATCTACAGTCTTTTCTAAAAATGTTCGTAATACGCTTCAAGAGGAAAAAGCAGACGAGAACAAAATCGTTTACTCTGATATTTTCGATGCTGCAATTAAGTATGGAGATGCTGCTAAAAATCTTTGGAGTTTGTCGGACGGCTATAACAACTATCTGGCGACTTCTCCAACAGGTACTGCAACAGGTTTCGGTGCTGACATTATTATCATTGATGATGTTATCAAGAATGCTGAGGAAGCTAACAACGCGACAGTATTAGAAAAACATTGGGACTGGTTCGTAAATACCATGCTTTCACGTTTGGAGTCAGGCGGTAAAATCATAATCAATATGACTCGTTGGCATAGCGAAGATTTGGCTGGACGTGCTTTGCGTGAACTGCCTAAGAATGGCTATCGAGTAAAGCATATTAATTTCAAGGCTTTCAATGAACAAACGAATGAAATGCTTTGTGATGACGTTCTGACTCTTGAAGATTATAAGCGCAAGGTAAAAACAATGGGTGCTGATATTGCCAGCGCCAACTACCAACAAGAGCCGATTGATGTCAAAGGTCGATTATATAGTGAGTTCCAAACCTACAATGCTCGTTCAGAGTACAAAAAGATTTGGAACTATTGCGATACTGCAGACACTGGGAAAGACTATCTCTGTTCGATTGTGTGGGGTGAAACCTCAGACGGCTTTGCGGATGTGTTGGATATTATTTACACTCAAAAGCCGATGGAGTACACAGAAAACGCAGTGGCCAATCAATTAATTAATAACAGAGTGAATGCATCAAGAATCGAGCGCAACAATGGCGGTCGGTCTTTTGCTCGTTCTGTCAGGGATAAGATTCAAGGCAAAGTGGCTTGTGCTGTAGAAGATTTCTTCCAAGGAAATAATAAAGAAGCCCGAATTTATTCCAATAGTTATTGGATAGAGCAGCACGTTCGATTTCCTAATGACTGGCGAACTCGTTTTCCAGAATACTATCAAGCAATGACAACTTATCAACGTGAAGGTAAAAATAAACATGATGATGCGCCCGATGCAACAACCGGTATTGCTGAGACAATGACAACTCGCAAAGCAAAACTAAAATCTTTCAAAGGAGGATTCTAATTGAAATACAAACCACCTAAATTAATGACATTTTCAAAAGATGAACCAATCACAGTTGAAGTGGTTAACAAGTTCATGGAAAAACATAAATTAGAAGTTGCTCGGTATGAGTACTTAAAAAATATGTATCGTGGGATCATGTCGATTGATGATGAGCCAACAAAAGACCCTTGGAAACCAGATAATCGTTTAACTGTTAACTTCACTAAATATATCGTTGATACTTTCACAGGTTACTTCAATGGGATTCCAGTTAAAAAGTCTCATTCAGATAAAGAAATACTTTCTAAACTACAAGAATTTGATAACCTGAATGACATGGAAGATGAAGAGTCAGAGCTTGCAAAGATGGCTTGTATTTATGGTCGAGCATTTGAACTCTTGTATCAAGACGAAGAGACACAAACTAATGTTGTTTATAATAGTCCAGAAAATATGTTTATGGTCTATGACGATACAGTCAAACAAGAGCCTTTATTTGCCGTGAGATATGGTGTTGACGAGGACAAAAAACTTCATGGAGAAGTTTATACTCTACTTGAAACTATTAAAATCAGCGGAGAAAATGATGAGATTAGTTTTGGAGAAAAGACTTACAACCCATATCCAGATTTGCCAGTTGTAGAGTTCTATTTCAACGAAGAACGGATGAGTATCTTTGAATCTGTTATTTCATTAGTCAACGCTTTTAACAAAGCAATTAGTGAAAAAGCAAATGATGTTGATTATTTCAGCGATCAGTACTTGGCATTCTTAGGTGCTGCAGTTGAAGAAGAGGACTTGAAAAACATTCGTAGTAACCGTGTTATTAATTATTATGGCGAGAGTTCCGAAGCGAAAAATGTAGATGTTAAATTCTTAGAAAAGCCGGATAGTGATTCTCAAACGGAAAATCTATTGGACAGACTGACTAAATTAATCTTCCAAACAACAATGGTTGCGAATATCTCTGATGAATCTTTCGGGTCATCAAGTGGTGTCTCGTTAGCTTACAAGCTTCAAGCAATGAGCAACTTAGCTTTGTCATTTCAACGTAAGTTCCAATCTTCATTGAATAGCCGTTACAAATTATATTGTGAGTTAAGTACAAACGTTTCAAACAAGGAAGCTTGGAAAGATATTGAGTACACTTTTACTCGTAATGAGCCTAAAGATATTAAAGAGCAAGCTGAAACTGCTAATATTCTTATGGGAATCACTAGCCAAGAAACTGCTTTAAGTGTCATTTCCGTTATTCCAGATGTCCAAGCTGAAATGGAAAAAATCAAAAAAGAAGGTTCTTCTATACCTATGTTTGACCAGGACAAGCAATCTAGTGAGAATGGAACAGATGCAGCGGTTTCTGAAACGAATGAGGAGTAACCTATGAGAACTCCTGATTACTGGATAAAACGTGAGCAAGCGTGGCAGGCGCAACAAATCAAAGATGATACCAAACGCATGAAGCAAATCATGGATAAACTATTTGAAGCCCAAGAAGCCATTCAAAAAGAAATCAATGCCAACTGGCAAAATTTTGCGAATGGTCAAGGTATTTCTATTAGTGAAGCCATGAAACGTGCGGATAAAATGGATGTCAAAGCATTTGCCAATAAAGCTAAGAAATACGTAGAAGAAAAAGACTTTTCGCACCAAGCAAATCAAGTGTTGAAACTTTATAACTTGACCATGAGAGTGAATCGTTTAGAACTCCTGAAAGCAAATATTGGTCTGGAGCTTATTTCTGTATTTGATGACTTGGACAAATATTTCTCAAAGAATTTGACTGGTGCAGCTCTCACAGAATTTGAAAGACAAGCCGGCATACTTGGTCTAAGTGTTCCTAAAGGTGGGTACACAAGCTTAATTGAATCGGTTCTAAACGGAAGTTATCAGGTTGAAGGATTTGCCAGTTTCTCTGACAAACTTTGGCAGTATCAATTTGAATTGAAAGCTGATATTGAAAAACTTCTCATTCGGTCAGTAACTGGTGGAATCAATCCAAAGGCACTAGCCCCACAACTTAAAAGACTGATGACTGAACAAGGAAAGCTCAATGCGACTTACAACGCACAACGATTACTTATAACAGAAACAACACGAGTTCAGACAGCTATTCAAGAAGAAAGCTATAAAAAAGCAGATATTGAAAGTTATGAATATATTGCTGAATCGTCAGCTTGTCCTATCTGTGGGGCATTGAATGGTAAAATTTTCAAGCTAAAGGATATGTCGCCAGGAGTCAATGCTCCTAATATGCATCCGTTCTGTAGATGTAGCACGGCACCACATGTTGATGATAAAGGTTTCTGGGATGATTTACTTGATAGAAAAGTAATCAGTCAAGACGAATATAAGCAAGCTTTTGACGATAGAGCAGAAGCTGACAAAGCGATTAAAGAATTGCGCGATAAAAGAAAAGGAAATAAAAAATGAAAGATGACTATTTTAACCAAATTAAAATTGATAATGGATTAATCGTTAACGAAAAAAAGCTGAAACACTTAAAAAATGTCGAATTTAAAACAGGCTTGGATAATCTTTCTGAAATTACAGTAACATTTTACGGTAAGGTTGACGGCTTAGATAATCTCAAAGAAAATAATGAATTATATTCTTTTAAACTTAAGGAAGAAGCTAAAGGTAAATCGATTAAAGGATGAGAAATTCACTAAATGTAATTGCGTTTGTCACTGACAGGCGCTTTTCTTATGCTCAAAGGAGGGCAGAAAATGGACGAATTACAATTCACAAACAAAGCAAAGCAAATGGTAGCTGACTATGCCAATAAAAAGAACGAGGCAAAAACGACACCGTTAGAAGTATATGTCGTGTGGTCATGCAAGACTTTGCAGAATAACAAAGCGTTGCTTTCTACCGATGCCCCAGACGGTCGCTATTATGAAGTAACTTACAACGGAGATAAGCAAGAATTTTATTTTGACGCTTATATCAAGGAACATAATCAACTCATTAAATAATAATTTAAACCCTTGGGATTCCATGGGTTTTTCTTATGTCCGTTTCCGAACGTTGTGGACACTAAATAAAACACGAGAAAATCAGACTCCCAAGTCTTTAAATGCGAGTAGGAGGAACCAGAAATGGAACAAACAGAACTTTTACCCCTTAATTTGCAACTGTTCGCAGAAGAAGCAGCTGATGAGACGTCTGAAGTTGGTTCAGAAACTGAAACAGAAACAAACGAAGAAGAGCAACAAGAACAATCAACTGACAATGACAAAATTGTCGAAAAGCTTCAAAAACGAATCGGAAAAGAGCAGGCTGAAAAAAATGAAACAAAAACACAGCTTGACCAAGCGCTGGCTCGTATTGAAGAACTTGAAAAAGGTGGCAAAAAGTCAGTTAAAGAAAAATCTGACGAAGAAAAAGCTGCTGAAGTTCAAAAAGCTAAAGACGATGAAATCGCAAGCCTTAAAGCACAAATCAAAATTTCAAATATCACCAGCCAAGCTGATGAAGTGTTGAAAGAAAGTGGAATTGCTTTGAGTGCTGCGGAATTAGGATTATTAGTTGATGTTGATGAAGAAAAAACTTACAGCAATGTAAAAACTTTCCTCAATTTGCTTGATAATCAACGCTCACAGTGGGAAAAAGCACGAAACACAGGGACAACGCCTAAACGTGTTCCAGGTAACACTGATGTCGATGTTTTTAAACAAGCGGCAGCTAAATATTAAAATAGGAGATCTAAATTATGGCAATTAAATATTTCACAAAACAATACGCTGGTATGTTACCAGACCTTTTCGCAAAAAAATCAGCTTTCTTGCGTGCTTTTGGTGGAGTTCTTCAAGTAAAAGATGGTGTCACTGAAAATGATACTTTTATGGAACTCAAAGTAAGTGACACTGATGTAGTTATCCAAACATATTCAACTGATGCAAATGTTGGTTTTGGATCTGGAACAGGTAATACTTCACGCTTTGGTCAACGTAAAGAAGTTAAGTCAGTCAACAAACAAGTGAGTTACGATGCTCCTTTGGCAATTAATGAAGGAATTGATGATTTCACAGTCAACGATATCAAAGACCAAGTTGTAGCAGAACGTTTAGCACTCCATGGTGTGGCATGGGCCCAACATGTCGATAAATTGCTTGGTAAACTCTTATCAGATAGTGCCAGCGAAACGTTGGCTGTAAAACTTGATGAAGATTCCGTGACTAAATTGTTCTCAGATGCTCATAAGAAATTTGTAAATAACAACGTTTCTACAGCCGTGCCTTGGGTTGCTTATGTTAATGCTGATATCTATGACTTGCTTATTGACTCTAAACTTGCAACAACTGCTAAAAATTCAAGTGCAAACGTTGATGAACAAACACTTTATAAATTTAAAGGTTTTATTTTATCTGAACTTCCTGATGAAAAATTCCAACTTAATGAAGGAGCTTACTTTGCTGCTGATAATGTTGGTGTAGCTGGTGTCGGAATTCAAGTGACTCGTGCAATGGATTCAGAAGACTTTGCAGGAACAGCACTTCAAGCCGCTGCAAAATATGGTAAATACTTGCCAGAGAAGAATAAAAAAGCAATTCTTAAAGCCACAGTAACAAAGTAATTGCCCCTAAGAGCGTAACGTTAAATAAAACAACGTTATCGCTTGCAGTTGGGGCAAACGAAACATTGACAGCAACTGTCTTACCAGTAGATGCAGATGATAAAACAGTAACCTTTGCTTCAAGCGAACCTACAATTGCTACGGTAACACCGAAACAAGGGAATGTAGTTGGTAAAGCTGAAGGTAAAACGAAAATTACTGGAACAACAGCTAACGGATTAACTGTTACATGCGATGTTACCGTAACTTCTGTATAATAAGGAGTAATTTATGGCTATCACTGATGATTTAAAAAAGCTTTTGGGCGGTTCATCGGATGAGCGCTTGGAAGTAATCGAAAAACGCACTCGTGAACGTCTATTGCTTATTCTTGGTTCTGACATTGAAGAAGTACCGCCAGAACTCGAATATGTTGTTTTGGACGTTTCCTTGAAGCGTTTTAATCGTATCGGTCAAGAAGGCATGCAGTCCTACTCACAAGAAGGATTAAGCATGACCTTTTCAGAATCTGATTTTGATGAGTATGCCGATGAAATTGAATCATGGCGAAAATCAAAAGAAACTGAGGGCGATAAGAAGATTGGGAGGTTCAGATTGTATTGAGATATTTAGATGAAGTTACTTTTATCAAAGAATCGCCCGACTCACATTATGACCCCGATTTGGGCGAATGGGTTGAAAAAGAACCAACTCGAGCAGTATTTAGTGCAAATATCACTGATATTGGAACTGACAGAAGTATAAAAGTTTTCGGGGATATTAAACAAGGGGCAAAAGTCATGCGAATGATGCCCCTTTTTAATATGCCAGAATATGATTACATTGAGTTTGATAATAAAAAGTGGGCTTTAATGACTTACCGCAATCCAAGTGAGCGAAACACTTTTATTTTGCAGGAGGTCAATCAATGAAAATAACTGGAATTGATGCCTTGCAAAAGAAATTGAGAAAAAATGCTACGCTTAATGATGTCAAACATGTTGTAAAAAGCAATACTGTAAGCATGAACAAGAATATGCAAAATCTTGCTCCTGTAGATACAGGAAACATGAAGCGTTCAATAACCAGTGAATTTACAGACGGGGGACTTACAGGAACGACTATACCTCATACTGATTATGCTGGATATGTAGAGTATGGGACACGATTTCAAGCTGCACAGCCATTTGTTAAGCCGGCTTTTGATGTTCAAAAGAAGATATTCACAAATGATTTAGAAAGGTTGACGAAATGATTAAAACTCGAGACCAATCTATTTTTGACGAATTGTTCAAACGAATCCAAGCTTTGGGGTATACCGTTTATGATTATAAGCAAATGAATGAAGTGGGCTATCCATTTGTTGAAATGGAGAATACTCAAACTATTCATGAACCAAATAAAACGGATATTAAAGGCACAGTAAGTCTTTCATTATCCGTTTGGGGCTTACAGAAGAAGCGCAAGGAAGTGTCTGACATGGCAAGCAATATATTTAATCAAGCATTGAATATAAGTGCCACAGATGGCTATTCTTGGGCTTTGAATTTACAAGCAAGTACCATTCAAATGATGGACGATACAACAACAGGTACACCGCTTAAAAGAGCGTTTATTAACTTAGAATTTAGACTAAGATAGGAGATTTAATATGGCAGAATTAACAGCTAAACAGGGTAAAGATATTATCTTACTCTATCGTTTGCTTAGTAAAGCAACAAAAGAAGCCGCTTGGAAACTTGCTTTCCAAACAGAACACTCGAATGAAAAAACTCGAGATTACAACACTACAGCAACCAAAGATGGGACAATAGGTTCTCTTGCAGCAATTGAATACAGTTTGTCTGCCACATCTATTGCAGCAAATGGTGACCCACATCTTGACGAAATGGACAAAGCGTTTGATGATGGAGAAATTATTGAAGTGTGGGAAATTGATAAAGCTGAAAAAGGATCTGACGGAAAGTACAAAGCTAAATATCTTCGTGCTTATCTTACAAGTTTCTCTTATGAACCTAATTCAGAAGATGCGCTTGAATTGAGTTTAGAATTTGGAGTGTTTGGCAAACCTCAAAAGGGCCAAGCCACACTAACTGAAGAACAAGCTAATGTTGTTCAGTATGTATTCAAAGATACTATTGCGGGATAAAGCTGAAAATATTACTGGCTCTGCCTGGAGTACAGTTGTAGAAGTGACAATTTAAATACTATAAACGAAAGACTAGAGATTTGCTCTAGTCTTTATTTTTTAAGGAGAAATCAAAATGGAATTAACAATTAATGACAAACAGTATGTTTTTATCTTTGGTTACCGATTCATTAAGGAATTGAATAAAAAAAATGAAGTCACAGAGCGTGGGATGACTTTAAAAGCCGGCTTAGATAATGCTTTGATGAACTTCTTTAGCGGAGATATCGAAACACTTGTTGAAATGCTAAAAACTGCGAATGCAACAGAAAATCCTCGTGTCTCTGAGAACGGGATAGTTGAATGGATTGAAGAAAATGGAGTTGATGCGCTTTTTGATTTAGTACTCGAAGAGTTAAAAAAGTCGGAATTTACCAAGAAAAAAACGTTGAACTTCGAGAAAGAAGTCAGCAAAAATCTAAAATAACAGATTTTGACAAACTCTATGAACAAGTTCAGTTAAATTGTTTGCGTTATCTCGGAATTGCTAATCTAAGAGATATAGAGCGCATGACCATTTCGGAGTATGAATTAAGGCTGAAAGCTTATAGGCTAAAAAGACTTGATGAGCAAGAATTTATTTACCAACAAGCATGGGCAAATTGGCAAGTTCAATCAACTAAGCAACAAGGTAAGAAGCAAGTTCCAGTTTATTCGACCTTCAAGAAGTTTTTTGATAAAGAAAAATTTGAAAATGATATTTTAGGAATCGAAACTTCGGACAGTGCTTTTAAAAAGGACAAAAAACTAATTAACCTCATGAAAAAAGCAAATAAGTAAGAAAGGAGGAAAAACATGGAATCTTATAGTGTAGAAGCGGTTCTGAGTGCTGTTGATAAAAATTTCACCTCAACCATGAATAAAGCAGATAGTTCAATGGGAGGATTAGATAAAAGCTCACAAAATACAAATACTTCTATCCTAGATATTGCTAAGGGTGTTGGGGTTTTTAAACTTGTTGATTCTGCGGTAGGTTTGGTTAGAAATTCATTAGATGGTGCTATAGATCGATTTGATACTTTGAATAAGTATCCTGTTGTAATGCAGGCGCTTGGTTATTCTGCTTCTGATGTTGATAAATCAATGGCAAAACTGAATAAAGGAATTGATGGCTTACCTACTTCTCTTGATGAAATTGTATCCAGTACTCAACAACTCGCTATATCTACAGGAAGCTTAACAAAAGGAACTGATACAGCTATTGCATTAAACAATGCTTTTCTAGCTTCTGGTGCTTCAACTGCAGATGCAAGCCGAGGAATGCAACAATATGTTCAAATGTTATCTAAGGGATCTGTTGATATGCAATCGTGGCGTACACTTCAAGAAACAATGCCCGTTGCAATGGATAAAGTTGCTAAGTCTTTTAAAGACCAAGGTGTAAATTCGGTTAGTGATCTATATGATGCTTTACAAAGTGGGAAAATTACATTCGATGACTTCAATAGTCGATTAATTAAATTGAATGACGGTGTTGGAGGATTTGCGGAACTTGCTAAGAAAAATTCAGCAGGGATAAAAACCTCGTTCAAAAATGTAAAAACAGCAGTAGTGAAAGGTTTGGAGAATGTTTTATCTGCAATTGATAACGGAATGAAGAGCGCTGGTCTTGGTTCAATCGCTCAGAATTTTGACAAGTTAAAAATTGTAGTTAATCAAGTTTTTAGTGCAATTACAAAAGCTATTCCTCCAGTTATTAGTGTAATTGCAAGAATAATCGCTACATTTAAAACTCTGTTTGAGTTCGTTAATCAAAATAAAGACTGGATTGGCCCATTAGTAGCTGGAATAACAGCTGGTGTGGCAGCATATAAACTATGGAAAGGCGCGATTACAGCGTGGAATACTGTTACTAAGATAGCTACTGCAGTTCAAGTGGCCTTTAATGCAGTTATGGATGCAAATCCAATCATGTTGATAGTTATTGCAATTGCTGCTGTTGTAGCAGGGTTAGTCTATTTCTTTACACAAACAAAAACAGGTCAGAAAATATGGTCAAATTTTGTAAAATTTCTAGGTTCTGCATGGCAATCTCTAGTTAAAATTTCCAAAGATGTTTGGGATAATATTACTAAAGCTTGGGACAGCGCAGTCAAATGGTTCACTGATACCTGGAACAACATCAAAAATGGAGCCAAGGGACTTTGGGATGGAACAATCCAAGGTGCCAAAAATGCCATTGATAGTGTTAAAAACGCTTGGAATGGCATCAAAGAGTGGTTCGCTAATCTTTGGAAAGGTACAACAAGCGGGTTAACCAGTGCTTGGGATAGCGTTACAACAACCTTAGCTCCATTTGTTGAGACAATCAAAACAATCTTTCAACCAATTCTTGATTTCTTTAGCGGATTATGGGGGCAAGTCAAAACTATCTTTGGTTCAGCTTGGGAGATTATTAAGACGGTTGTTATGGGACCAGTTTTGTTACTCATTGATTTAATCACTGGGGACTTTAACCAATTTAAAGAAGATTTTGGAATGCTTTGGCAAACACTAGCAACAGCGATTCAAACAATAGTCCAAACTTTTGTGAATATCGTAGTTGGATTTTACAATTCATTTTTCCAAACTGTAGTTAATATCTGGACAACAATTGTAAACACAATTCAAAGTCTTTGGGGTGCTTTCACAACATGGGTCGTTGATATGGCTAAGTCTATCGTTGACGGAATTGTTGATGGTTGGAATTCATTCAAGCAAGGTACTATTGATTTATGGAACGCTACCGTTCAATGGGTCAAGGACACTTGGGCTTCATTCAAACAGTGGGTTATTGGCTCTGCCAATGCTATTGTGAATGGAGTCAAACAAGGTTGGGAAAACCTCAAACAAGGCACAATTGACTTGTGGAACGGAATGATTAACGGACTCAAAGGAATTTGGGACGGTTTGAAACAAGGCGTTAGTGATCTGATTGATAATGTAAAAACGACATTTAACAATCTAAAAAATATAAACTTGCTAGATATTGGTAAAGCCATCATTGATGGACTTGTCAAAGGACTCAAACAAAAATGGGAAGATGGGATGAAGTTCATTAGCGGGATTGGAGATTGGATTCGGAAGCATAAAGGTCCAATTCGTGTCGACAGAAAACTTTTAACTCCCGCTGGTAATGCCATTATGACTGGTTTAAATTCTGGTTTAACTGGAGGCTTCCGTAACGTTCAATCTAATGTTTCAGGAATGGGTGACATGATTGCTAATGCAATTAATTCTGACTATTCTGTGGATATTGGGGCGAACGTTGCGGCAGCTAACCGCTCAATTAGTAGTCAAGTCTCTCATGATGTGAATCTTAACCAAGGGAAACAGCCGGCTTATGTAACCTTAAAACTCGGAAGCCAAGAATATAAGGCTTTTGTTGAAGATATTTCAGGAGTTCAAGGCTGGCAAAACGTCATGATGAATAAATTCTAGTCGGGAGGTAGAAATGTACAAGTTTAGAGATACGACAAAACAGGAACATTATCGCAACCTTCCTTTTATTCCAACCAGTGCCATGAATTATGATGGGATCTGGTTAGAGGAACTCATAGAAGGTTATCAGACTTTGACGGTTGAGGGACGAGAGATGTATTCTCTCAGCTTTGAGTCACAAGAAATGCAAGTGGGAGGAGTGATCACCAATGTTAAATATCCTCCTCGAGAGTTGACGATAAAATATAAGCTTGAGGATAGGGACCCTCGAGCTTTACAAGAAAAGTTTGATACCTTAAAGGCGTTCTTGATTCGTCAAGAAGATGTTCCCATTATTTTTAATGATGATCTGGAATATACTTTTTATGGCCGTTTCCAGACTGCAGACAATGTGGCTGGAGATACTAATTCAATCATTTCAAGTTTTACTGTCCTTTGTAGTGATCCATTTAAACACGGAAAAATTCAAATTGTAAAAAATAAAGTCATTGAAGTTTTGCCTTATCCAGTGAAACCGGATAAACTGTCATTCAAGTTACTGACAGATGGTTTACTTGCAACTGACGGAAATTATCGCCTGAAGTCATCACAGGCTAAAAAGGGCGACCTTTTGGAATTTGATTTTCAAACAGGCGATACTTTTCTCAATGGGAAAGTAAACAATAACCTCTTAGACCTTGATTCTGATTTTAAAAATATCAGATTGACAACTGGAACAGATTTTTCAAGTTCAAACTATGAGTTAACAATTCAATATAGAAAGGCGGTGCTTTAGTGAGCAATATCTTATTTTTAGATAAGATGCAACAAGTCATCAAAAGTTATGATTCTAACGAGTTCATAGAATGTGTTCAGACAAAAGAAATCACAACCAACGCTTCTGAATTAATGAATGACACACTTTCAGTTTCTTTACCTTTTGATGAAACAATTAAAGATGCCAGCTATATTGCAGTCAATGATACGAAAGAACAAGAGTTTTCTTTATATCGAATTTTAACCGCAAAAGATGAAGATAATTTACTTTCATTTGAAGCGATAAATTTCGCCGTCGATGAACTGGATAATTTTATCATTAAAGATATAAGACCTAAAAATAGGTCTTTTTCTTATGTGATTAATCAGCTTTTATCTGATTCAGGTTGTGACTGGGTATTGGGTGTCTGTGAACCAATCAAAACAGTTTCCAGTACTTTCTACTATACTTCCATGCGTGAAGCGCTCAAAGCTTTGCAAGAGTTAGGTGCAGAATTTACCTTTTCTATTGAAATTACAGGCAATAAGATTACTAAAAAAATCATTCACTGCTATAACCAAATTGGAAAAATAACCAATAAACGTTTTGAATATGGTGAGGAAGTTTTGAAAATTGTTCACCAACAAGACCGCACCAATATTGTCACTGCCTTAATTGGACGTGGTAAAGGTGAAGAAGTTGGGGACGGCTACGGACGAAGACTTGAGTTTTCAGATGTTGAATGGAAGAAATCAAACGGGAAACCACTTGATAAGCCTAAAGGTCAAAATTGGATTGAATATCCAGAAATGACGAAAGAATATGGCATTCCATCAAACGGAAAAATGCTTCCTCGAAAAACAGTGGTTATTTTTGATGATGTGGAAGATGCAAGCGAGCTTTTACAAAAGACTTATGAAAAACTGGCTTATTACTGCCGGCCACTCGCTCAGTTTAGCACTGAGATATTGGGTAGTGATTCAATTGGAAATACTGTTTCAATCCACAGAGGGGACCGAAATTATCACTATCAGACAAGAGTCTTTAAAGTGGTTACTGATTATGTTAATGGTCGAGTACAAGCTAGTCTAGGAGATAATTTAAGCGGAAACTCAATTAATCGCCAATTGTCACAAGTGCAAAGCAATATCTCTGACCTTGATAGCAATAAAATGACTTGGTATGACTCAACAGAGATTGGGAAATATCAAGACGATATTATGCGAGGTGCTGGTGCGAACGGCGGCTCGATTTACATGGTCAACGGAATTGAAGCGGGCGTTTCTCAATCAAGAGAGACCTATGAGCAAGTCTTTATGGATGGTCCAAAGATTCAAGATTCACAGTATTTCATGATTCAAAATAATGCTGGGATATCTTTTAAGCAATGTAAAAAAGGTCAATGGACGACAATTCAAGATGTTCATAATGGCAAAAGTAATACTGCATGGACACTTGATGGGACTTTCAATGCTAACTTTATTAATGCCGGAGTTTTGCAAGGGGTCAAGATTCGCTCAGTTGATAATGACTTCGTTATTGAACTTGACCAAGGAAAGATTCGCTTTATAAAAAAAGACGGTTCTTCTGAAAAAGAAATGTTCGCATTTGCTCCAACTTATGTCGGTGGACAACTCCAAGGCATTAATGCAATTCAAAATCAGGGTTATTCTTTCGCCTTGTCATCAAAAGGAAACAACGGAGCGCTTTTAAATGTTTTAGAAATTCCAAAAGACAGTACGGCTGAAAATCGCAAATTAAATCTTTACGGAGAAGTAAAAGTTAAGGGTAACTTTTATGTTAATGGAGTAAAAATCGATACCAACGGTGGAGGAAACTCTGGCGGCGGTGGTGGTGGTTGGAATGGCCAATATCCACCAGAAGTCACAAGTGATCGTGATAAACGTTACTGGCAAATATGGGCAATGGCAATTGGGTCTGGATTCTCTAAACAAGCGGCGGCCGCATTACTCGGAAATGCACAGGGTGAATCTGATGCCAATCCAACGGCTGATGAGGGCGGCGGACGTCCTGGATTCGGTTATGGAGTTTGGCAATGGACGGATAGTTCAGGAGCTAGTTCTGGACGTGTTTATATGATTAATCTCATGACACGAGCAGGAGTGACTGACAATCCAGACACAATAACCGCCCAATTCAAGCTCTTGATGTGGCATGCACCAAATGGCCAATGGATTGCGACAAGTTCTTATCCTTATTCTTGGACTCAATTCATGACATTGACCAATATCAATACTGCAACGCAAGCATTTGTAGCTAACTTTGAACGTCCCTTAAACGGACACCCTGAACGTAGCACTTGGGCCCAAGAATGGTATAACAAATTTGTTAATCTTAAAATCCCAAGCGGTGGCGGAGGTTATATTGCTCCGATTTCAAGCCCTATTACCGTAACAAGTGAAATGGGTTGGAGAACGAGTCCAATCACCGGAGCGCAAGAATTTCACAATGCTATGGACTTGGTTAATGGCAATCCAACAACTCCAATCTTAGCTTCAGGCGATGGTCAAGTGGTCCAAGCAGGAAGTAATTATTATGACTGGTATGGAAATTACACGGTCATCAAGCATGCGGATGGACTTTATACAGGGTACGCACATCAAAGCAGAATCGATGTTTCTGTGGGTCAAAATGTTAAAAAGGGCCAACAAATTGGACTTATGGGAGCGACTGGTCCGGTCACTGGACCACATTTGCACTTCCAATTTATGGACCAATATTGGCCATCATCAAGCGCTCACTTTAAGAATCCAAGGGATTATATCAAATTTTAGAAAGGGTCTATTATGACAGAACATTTTATAACACTGTCCACCACAGAACCTAATAACAATATTGGCATTGTTAAGCTAAGACATGCGGATGTCAATAGTCAAGCCATTGTTGCTCAAATCGTAGAGAACGGTCAGCCTAAAAATTTTGAGGGCTTACAACCGTTCTTTTGTTTAATGGCGCAAGAAATTACAGGTCAAGGTGTTTCAGAAGAAAGCATTGTTTCATTTGATGCATCCAAAGGAACACTGAGCTATATTGTCAGTGATAATGCTTTGCAAATGGTTGGACGTAACGAAGCTTATTTTAGCTTTAGAAAACAAGAAGGCGGGCGGTGGATTGAGCAGTTTTCTACTCGAACTTTCCATTATATCGTTGAGAAGTCTATTTATTCTCAACCTTTCAAAGACTCAAACTATTGGTGGACTTTCAAAGAGTTAAATCGAATCTTTAACCAATACATTGAAGATGGTAAAAATAGCTGGGAACAGTTTGTGGAAGCAAACCGTGAAATCCTTGAATCAATTGATCCAGGAGGACGGTTACTTGCGGAAGTTTTAGACCTCAATAAAATTATTTATCGTAAAGTTCCAAGCGGATTTAATGTAGTAATTGAGCACGATTCAGAGTATCAACCGGATGTGAAAGTAACTTATTACAAAAATTCAATTGGAACCGAAGCCAATGGATTTGATACTGGTCCAGTATTTGGCGGAGAGCGAATTTATAACCTAGCTTCTTCATTAAGCTATATCAGAAATAAAGTCAATGTTGAGCTTCCGTCAGTTTATGCAATGGCCGGAGAAGTTGTAAATAATGGTAACGAACTGTTGTTAATCAACGGAACTGAGGTTATGCGTTTTGTTATTGAGGGCGCAACAATCACCAAAGGCTATGTTGAAAAAGTGAAGCCACCAACTAATCTAATTGTTTATGATATCACTTCTTCAAGTGCAAAAATTTCGTGGGAAAACGGGGGATAATATGGCAGATAAAAATTATTTACACACCGCCTACGCTAACAGCGCAGACGGCACGGACGGTTTCACGACTGTTTATCCGAATTTGAATTTGTTTGAAGGAAGTAAAAAATACACTAAAGATAATCCCAAAATATTATCTTCTAGTGCTACTGATGGTTGGACTACTGTTGATGATGTTATTGTAAAAAATTTAAAAGCAGGAACATATACCATGAGTGCTAAAGCTGATGCACCTTGGACCGTTCATGACACAAGTGGTGCCAAACAAGGTAAGGTTGGACTATGGTTGGTATCGTCAACTTGGGAATTTATATCTTTAGGTGACACAGTTCCTAAAACAATCGAAATTCATAAAGATGGAGATTATTTCGTTAGGATTAATACCTATTCAAATGGAAAGGATATAGAAACTCATAAATTTTGGGATTTTAAACTAGAACCAGGTTCAACAGCTACTCCACACATGCCCTCATCTAGTGAAGTTACAACTGCTGACTGGCCAAAGTATGTAGGAACTTACGTTGATACGAATCCAACTTCTAGTATGGAACCCAGTAAGTATGATTGGGATGAAATGAAGTATCGGGTTTATTTAGATGGTACACCCGTAGGCGGAAGTAAACTTCTGTCATTTGATTTAGAAAATCTAAAGGCGGGCACATCATACAACGTTCAGGTTAGTCAAATAAATGGCAATGTTGAAAGCGACAAGTCAGAAAGTGTTACTTTTAAAACAACACTACCCAAATAATAGAAATAGGAGAATAAAATGGCTGAATTAACAAAGGTTTATCGCGGCATGCAAAATGGTGCCGAAACAATCAATGATAATTTAAACAAACTGAACACCAGTACTGTTCAGAAAACTGGGGATGAAACAATTGCAGGAAAGAAAACTTTCTCTGGTGACATTAGTGTAGATGGTGATTTCACGATGAAAAAATTTGCGGATTCTTATGTCGCCTTTTTTGCAAATAAAGGTGGGGGAAATACAGTCACATTTACTGCGCCTTGGGACTGTATTGCAGAAGTTGAACTCTTTTATCATGGCTGGGGATATAGTGGTGGAGAATGGGAAATCGGAATTACTACTCCCTCCGGATTAACTCAGTTTTATGAGGCAACAGGATATACTAATGGCCATAATACCGAAGCCATAGCCATGCATGCAAAGGCAATCTACTCCGGGCTCAAAAAAGGGCAACAATACACCTTTGATAAACGTGATGCAAGCGGAAAAGCCGGGGGCTCATCTCATCCAATGATGATTGTAAAACTTTATCGGAATTAGAAAGTAGGGGTTATGGAGGAGCAAGCATGGCGAGAAGTGCTCGAACGATTAGCTCGAATTGAAACAAAGTTGGATAACTATGAAACAGTCCGGGATAAAGCAGAACGAGCACTTTTAATAGCCCAATCAAATGCAAAACTTATAGAAAAAATGGAAGCCAATAATAAGTGGGCTTGGGGCTTTATGCTTACTCTTGCCGTAACTATTATTGGTTATTTATTCACTAAAATTAGATTCTGAAGGAGAGTAAAATGAATCAAATCAATTGGAAATTACGTTTAAAAAGCAAAGCTTTTTGGTTAGCTTTACTACCTGCTCTATTCTTGCTAATACAAGCTATAGGAGCACCATTTGGCTATAAGTGGGACTTTGTTATTTTAAATCAACAACTTGCTGCAGTGGTTAATGCTGCTTTTGCGCTATTAGCAATTGTTGGAGTTGTTGCTGACCCAACGACCAGTGGTCTAGGAGATAGTGATAGAGTCTTAAATAAAGATAAATCAGAGGAAAACAAATGAAAAAAGTAATTAAGAAAGCTACCATTCCAATGGCAGCTTTCTTTGTTGTTGCAGCAAGTGGTCCTGTATTTGCGGCAGTTGGTGACCAAGGGGTGGACTGGTCAGTATATAACGGAACTTACGGTAATTTTGGCTATGCTCATGATAAATTTGCTTTTAGCCAAATCGGAGGAACTTATGGCGGTTCATTCGTGGACCAAGCCACCTATGAAACGCAAGTAGCTTCAGCAATTGCTCAAGGTAAACGAGCGCACACTTATATTTGGTACCAAGTCGGAGGTTCGCAAGAAGTAGCAAAAGCAGCACTTGACCGCTATTTACCAAGAATTCAAACGCCAAAGAATTCTATTGTTGCTTTAGACTACGAAGGTGGAGCAAGTGGAGATAAACAAGCGAATACTGATGCGATTCTTTACGGAATGCGTCGAGTAAAAGCGGCTGGATATACTCCAATGTATTATTCAGATAAGCCTTATACTTTGGAAAATGTCGACTATAAGCAAATCATCAAAGAGTTTCCTAACTCATTATGGATTGCGGCATATCCAAATTATGAAGTAACACCAGTTCCAAACTATAGCTTCTTCCCAAGTATGGATGGAATTTCAGTATTCCAGTTCACATCAACTTATGTTGCTGGCGGACTTGATGGAAATGTGGATTTAACTGGAATCACAGATAATGGATACGGAAAACAGCAAGGCCAAGAAGTTAAACCCGATACTGCTACACCGGCCACTGATGAAGGACAGGATGCCAACGAAGTGACACCAAGTGAAATCCAAGAGGGCATGACTGTCACAATCAAGTTTAGCGCAACAAATTACTCAACAGGACAAGCAATCCCTAAATGGGTTAAGGAAAATTCCTATAAAGTCCTCCAAAAATCTGGCAATAAAGTCTTGCTTGATAATATCATGAGCTGGGTTGCAGCAAGTGATGTTCAAGCGGTAGACACAGGCGTAAGTAATTCAACTGGGAATACTCAAACTCACATTGTTCAATCAGGCGATACTTTGAGTGGGATTGCTTCCAATTGGGGAACAAACTGGCAAGAATTGGCTCGTCAGAACAGTTTATCTAATCCGAATATGATTTATGCAGGTCAGGTTATTCGCTTCACAGGCGGTCAATCTGGGGCTACAGCACGAACTTACACAGTACAATCTGGTGATAATCTTTCATCAATTGCGAGCCGTTTAGGAACGACAGTTCAAAGTCTGGTTTCAATGAATGGTATTTCAAACCCTAATTTGATTTATGCTGGTCAAACTTTAAATTATTAA